TTCCATTTGTTTTTTCTCTTTCTGTATACGTCTGAGGAAAGCATAGTGTATGATTTGAGTGAAGTAAGCAAAAGGATTCGTAGATTTCTCTGGATTGAAGTTATGTATGTATTGAACGCAGTTCTCGATGCCATCTGATATCATGTCCTCCCTAAACATATAGTTGACAAAGTTTGGTTTGTACGATAAGTGTGTGGCGATTTTTACGAAACACTCTCCGAGGTAATTTGTGATGCGTGGTTTGGGATCACCCTTCTCCTCCGCCTCCTTTACATCGGCTTTATACTGTACGATAGCATACAGGAACTCTTTGTTGTTAACGTAGTGTTCGGATCTTTTTCTTCCTTTTGCGGCTGGCATGTATTATCCTTCCTTTATGTTAATAGTATATCATAATATTGGGGACTTGACAAGTCATTGAATCGGATGTACAATAACTCTGTAAGGGTTCAGAGGGATGCTATGTAGCTTCTCCCTTCTTAAAGATATTCTCTAAAGACTGTCTGGCCTTCTCTACCGAAATTACATATCCCATCTTCTTTGAGACTTTTATCTTCTCAGAACTGGTCTGATTAGTATTTGTAAAAATAAATTTACGATAATATTTAACTACTTCTGAATCTTCTTGTGCTTCGACCACAGTTATAACTCGATCCATAGGAATGATTACAATATTTTCACTTGGCATGCTTCTTAACCAAGGCATCATGCGGAGACCTTCATGTCTTCCATCCATACTGACTGTTTCGATTTCTACAGGATCACTTATAATCAAAACCGTGCGACCATTTTCATCAGAAGGCATAACTTCACCGAAGATCTCCTCTCCTGATACTAGTTTTACGGATGCGTAGAAATCTTGTTCCATCTATTTTCCTATGATTGTGTTATTCATAACTAGGTAGTCTATATTCATATTTAGAAAAGCATTAATAGCATCTTGTGGGGTTTCTACTATTGGTTTGCCACTATCATTGAAAGATGTATTTAATAATACAGGAACCCCGCTGATCTTATAATACTCTTCAAGTAGTAAGGATAAGAAACCACTGTCAACTGTCTGTATTCTACATGTATTATCTACATGTGTAATGGCTGGTATCTTATCTCTCTTGTCTTCCTTAACTGTCTGAGAATACAACATGTATGGACTATCAATGTTCTCTTCAAAGTAATCTTCTAGATGGTCCTTAAGTATGACCCCAGCAAAGGGTCTCCACTCTTCTCTATGTTTAACCTTCTCGTTTAAAATATCCTTATTCTCTTTATATTTAGGTGACATCAAAATGGATCGATTACCTAATGCACGAGGACCAAACTCGGATCGGCCTCGATACCAAGCGACTATCTTTTCATCTTCTAGGTATTGTGCAATTTTTTTTATATCGAACTCCTCTTCTTTAACCTGACCCCAAGATCCACCCACTCCGCCATCCATATTTGCAAATACTTCATTGGTTGGAAGATCTCTTGGTGTAAGATATCTTCTACCTAGAAATGCTAGATCAGGAGGAACTTGAACTTCATTCCATAGTGATGAACCAAAAGCGGCTGCTCCGTATGATAAACCACAATCACTTACAAAAGGTGTGATGTGAAACTTTCTATGCTTAAACTTCTGCACTATCTTTGTGTTAGCATTGATGTTAAGAAATACACCGCCAGTCAAGCAAACAACAGGTTCCAAATAATCTTCATCAAATCTTTCGATTAGTTCTATTAGGGATTCCTCAAAATTGTATTGCAATAACTGAGCTTTGTCTTCTGATGATAATGGATAAGGTTCTGGATTCCTCATATCAAACTGTACTTGTGGAAAGTATTGTCCAAATTCATACAGTTTAGTGTTATGCTTGCCAGATCCATACGCAGCAAGACCCATGATCTTACCACTCACAGCACAGTGATATAGTGGATCATTATAATCTATTTTCTGTCTAGTCTTTTTACAAAAGATATGATGCGACCAAGTTTGATGTAGTAACCCCCACTCACCATTGAAAGGAATATATCTAAACGTTCCTTTTCTTTTATTGAAATATACCAAAGAGCATTTCTCTAGTCCAAGAGAACAATTACTAGTCCAGTTATGACATCCTCCTCCATCAATTACAATACAAACGCCTTCGTTTGCTTCCTGAGTAAAGATAGATGAATAAGCATGCGCCTGATGATGAGAAATATATCCTATATCAGCATTTGGAAAAATTTCCTGTAGAAATTTATTAGGTTTACCCTGTGTAAGATCTCTCACCCAGTCCTGTAATCCAATATCTACGAATATAACTAAGTCAATCTCTTCTTTCTTTACATCATCTAAAACATAGTCTATTGATTTCTCTGGATATCTGCCATCATACTTAAGTCCACTAAGTCTTTCTTCCTGTATGCTACATATATGTTCACCATTTATGAATAGAGTTGCACTAGCATCATGTATATAAGATTCTCTTTGTGATCCATCGAAACCAATAGATCCATATATGCCTAAGACTTTCATTTCAAATAAACTTTTTCAATTTCATAATTAAAGTTCTCCTCATTATATATTTTAACACGTTCAACCAAATGATTCAACGTATAGTTTCTTTTGTTCTTAACTGTAATGTTGTCGGCAATATCATACAACATTGCTTTATTCTTGTTCTTGCCTTTACGCAATACCCTACCAATACTTTGCAAGTTGCGTATCCTACTTTTACTAGGAGAAGCAAAGATTACATTATGAAGGTTCTTAATGTTAATTCCAGTTGAGAAGGTGCCGTAAGAGGCAACAATGATTGCATTTTTTTCTCTATCAACAATTGACCTAACTTCCTCTCGTTCTTCACCGTCCACCCCTCCGTGGACATAGAATATTTGTCTTTCATCAGCAGCACCATCTTTAATTAAATTATATAGGGGTTCACCATGAGCCTCCACTCTACTGTATAGGACTAGAGTATTACCATCAAGACTCAACGCGAGATTTTTGATAAAAGCATTTCTCTTATCATGTTCTATAATATAATTAATCTCTTCTCTATACTCATCAAATGGTATGGGTGGATGTTGTAGTATGATAATTCTAATATCTAACTTAGCCAACTGACCTTTGCTCTGTAGATCTGATGTTTGAGTTACCTTGTAAGAAGGACCAAACAATCCTTCTAGCACCCACTTGTGAGTCTGTGATCCACTTAATGTTCCAGTAAAGCCATATCGATATTTGGTATCCTTAAGTTTTGACATGATACCTATAAGTGATTTTGATTTGAATTGATGTGCCTCATCACCTATAATGACATCAAACTGACTAAAAAAAGTCTTGTCCATATTATAAATGGACTGCCAAGTTGATATAGTTACACGTTGTTGTGTAGTCTTTTTCCTACCAGCATATACTTTATGACAATATTTTTCGACATCCCATCCGTAATCTATAAAGTCCTTATACATCTGTTCTACAAGAGAGGTAGTCGGGACAACAAGTAGTATTCTTCTCTTTCTTCCCACATGATATCTAGCAACAGCATATATCATCAGTGACTTGCCTGATCCTGTAGGAGATATAATTAATTTTCTATTGAACTTGAGTGCATCATATACACCCTGTATCTGGTAATCTCTCGGTGTGTAACTAGAGATTGCAGACATATAATCTTTTACGCCTTCTAGTGATATCTCATCATTCTCTTCATGGGGAGTTCCGTATGTTTCATTGTCTAGGAATTTTACACTATACTCTGACTTTCTTGCCCATGCAATAACCTTATCTAACAGTCCAACATACAACTCACCTGTTGCAGTTGAAAACAATCTTATCTTACCATCCCAATGTCTGTTCCTATATTGTGGCATGTACTTTGCGCCTGGAACATCAAAGGTGAAATAGTCTGACAACTCTTGTTGCACATGAGGTTGTGCATCCACAGTCAGATGTACTTCATTCTTTTTGGTAATGATAAGATCACTCATAACCCATTCGTAAATCTTTGCCACTCAATGGCATTTTTGATTTGATACGTTCGATTTGATATGACTTTGAGAATACTCTCCAGATACTCAAGCATGATCTGTTGATATTCTATCTTCGCAGTACACTTGATAATGTCTGCATCAGCATCAAAGTACTTGTCTAAGTCAGCCTTTAGAACTTTAAAGTCAAAAGGTTTTTCAACATATACCTCTGGGGATGCTTTACCTGTGTAGTATTGCCACTTTTCTTTTTTTAAAATTTTATACTGGGTCTCCTGTGCTTTCTTCAAAGTCAGGATATTATTGTATATTTTATAGTATTTGGCGTGTAAAGCTGGTATCTTTGTTGATTCGTTGTGTAATAATTCAGTATCAATTATGGAATCTTTATCCCATAAGTCTTGTATAAATTCAAGGTTCATCCTTAATTAGACTCTCCACATTAAAAATAGTATATTTGAAAGAGGCTGTCGCCACAATATAATTTATATCAGTTACGTCAGCACTAAATGGAACTGGTGTCAATGCAGTTGGAAACATATCTTTGAAAGTAATCTTAGCAATTGCATTGAAGCTACTATTATAGACCAAAATTGATCCATCTGACCGTGCAGCACCGAGAAGTGTTGTGTTCTCAGGGTTTAAGTCTACAGCTTCTGCTAGAGACTCAGGATATCCCAGTGATCTCATCCATCTCTCTATCTCTAGATAATTTTTTAGATTCTCATCAATAAAAAAATCTACATCTAGATCACCATATACCAACTTATCGCCAGGAACAGGAATGTCTCTGAGGTAGTTGGTTTGGATTGCTGCACCCAGATTTAAAGTCGGTATGGAAACTGACTTAGAAAAGAAATCAACCTTTGGAGCTTTTGTCAAAGTAAATTTGAATCCAGCTGGAGACAGAAAATTCCTATTCTTAACTTGTCTATCAAAGAGATCAGGTCCTTGAACTTTGGTATAATCTGCCATTAGTTTTTACTTTTATTTATCAGCAGTCTTTAGACATCTCTTCTGCCATACCACCACCTATCTCAGCGCCTTGATTACCACCAAACATAGCCACCCAACCAGCAGCGACCCAACCAACAAA